CAGCCCCAGATTTGGGGGGCGTCGACGTGGACGAAGTAGGGGCGACGTCCCAGGGCTCGTTCTTCGGCGAGGTTGAGGACTTGGGTGGCGGCCGGGTAGTCGACGAGGATGGCGCTGTGGCCGTAGGTGAGGCTGCTTACCAATGCGCGGCGTGCGTACTCGTTGATGTTCGAGCCGAGGCCGTCGATGTTTTGCGCGAGGTTGAGCCAGTAGGGGTCGCCCTCGATGTGGATGGGTTTTCGGAGGATGGCGCCAGCGGCCGTTTCGATGAGGCGGCTGGTGTAGGGGCTGAGGACCGAGCGGTCGACGCGGGTCTGATAGGCGTCCTCGTCTTCGCGGGGTTCCTGGGGGAGGTAGGTTTCGCTGAGGTCGCGTAGGTAGTTGGTGCCGCGGGTGACGGCGGCCATAACGCTCCAGTCGGGCATCATGGCGATGACGTCGAGGCTGCGGACGAAGGGGGATTCGCTGACTACAGCGCCGGTCGGGGGGATTTGGGCGCTGTAGACCACGGCTTGACTCCTACTTTGCTTCTATTTTGGCACCGCTTACCACTTGACACGATTTGCCCAGTAGGCGGCGGACATTTTGCCTTTGGAGATGTTGGCGGCGTGACGGGCTTGGAAAGATGCGCGGCGAGCTTTATCGGCGGCAGATTCACCTTTTTTGGCGGGAGATCCAGAGACTCCTTGTTGGCCGAAGCGGATGAGTTTGACTGTATCGCCTTCTTTGGCGAGAACGACGTGGGATTTTTTGGGGTGGTTGGGGGTGCGCTTGGGCTTGTTGTAGCCCTCGAAACGTTCGCCGCGATACTCAATCATCTTCTTCGGGCTCCTCGTCGTCGGGGTCGGGGATTGGCACCAGCACTTCGATGCCGCGGGTGAGCATGGTCACGAAGCCGCCGATGGTTTCGGGGAGGGAGGGGGTTTTGAAGACGAAGGTGGCGTGGGTTAGGCCGTCTTCTGCGTCGATGTCAATTTGGACGCAACCGCCGTTGATGGTTTGGATACGCATTAGCCGTGGTACGCGATTGCGATGTGGGGAACGACGTCGGGAGTTCCAGCGTCGATTTGGCTGATACGCATACGGATGCGAGCGGCAGGTTTGCCGTCGTAGAAATAGACGTATTCTCCGGCGGAGTTGATGGTTTTGGCGGTGTCGATTGTGAACCAGCTGCCGTTGCCGTTGAAACTACATTCCAGGGCTAGTTTGAAGGTTGCGGCGCCTGTAACCTTAGCGGCGAACGTGTAGCTGGAAGAGTGAGCTGGGATTTCTAGGGCGTCGTCGACGGCGACCATGGTGGCGCCGGTGTACTCGACGACGTTTGTGTAGTAGTCCTTGGCTGTGATAGCGACGGAGGCCATGGTTACTTGCTCCGTTTTTTGGCGGTTTTGGCGGAGGCTTTGAAGGCGGCGGCGGTGGGGGCGCCTTTGGAGCCAGGCTTACGCATTTTTTCGCCGCTGCCGGCAGCGATGCGCTTGCGCTTGGCGTTGATGTTGGCGTAGAGACCGGGTTTAGCCATTACTTTTTACCTTTCTTGGTGGATTTTTTGGCCATTCCAGCCTCGGAGAGGGCGATGGCGATGGCCTGTTTGCGGGATTTCACCACGGGGCCCTTTTTGCTGCCCGAGTGGAGGTCGCCTTTGCCGTACTCGCGCATGACTTTGGCAACCTTTTTCTGGGTTTTGGATGGTTTTTTGGCTGCCATTCCGCTATACGGGGGAACTACCACACACGATAATTGGTTTTGCCGAGGGATTCCGGTTTGGCGAGGTTAAAAGTCTGGAGGCAGAGGTAGCCGAGGGCGTCGAAAGCGTGGTCCACGCCTAGGTTTTTGTTGGGGAGGCCGGTGTTGGGGGCGTAGGTCAGGGTGCGAAGGGACTTGATGAGTTCCTTGCACTTGGGGTGGATGAAGAGGCGGCGGGTTCCAGTGGCGTCGAGGAGGGCGGTGTTGACGCAGGTGATTTTGTCGCGGATTTTCCAGGGGGAGCGGGGGCTGGAGACGGTGAAGCCTGATTTGCGGAGGATGTTGTGGTCGGTGGCGCCAACGCCGGAGGTTTTGCGGGCACCGCCGGTGGGGTCGGGGCAGGCGATGATGCGGCGCTCCACGCCGAAGCGGGTCTGGATTTCTTCGCAGAGGTCCCAGGTGGTGGCGCCGCCGGTCATGATGATTTCGTCGAAGACCCAGAGGACGTCGCCTTTTTTGACGGCGCAGACGGCGGACATGGGGTCGATGTTGAAGTCGACGCCGATGAGGAGGGGGAGAACCGGGAGGTCTTGGACCTGTTTGTCGATGTTGTCGTCCGAGAAGGAGATGGCGACGAGGCCGGAGAGGTTTTCGAAGCTGGCTTCGAATTCTTGGCGGAAGGTGCGGGCGTCGAGTTGGGCGCGGGCGGCTTCGATTTCGGCGGCGGGGACGTTGTCGCCTTGGATGGTGGTGAATTGCCAGCGCTGCCAGTCGGTGTCGCCTTCGTCGGCGTAGCACCAGAGGTCGTAGAACCAGCTGGCGGTGCCGTCGGGGGTGGAGATGAAGAGGGCCCAGCCTTGTTTGTCGGCGAGGGCAGGGCGGATGACCTCGAACCAGACCTCGGAGTCCATGAAGGCGGCTTCGTCGAGGACGACTCCAGCGAGGCTTCTGCCTCGGAGGGCCATGGCGTTTTCGGTGCCCTTCAGTTCGATGGTGGAGCCGTTGACGAGTTCGATTTTGAGGTCAGTTTCGTTTTTGCTCTTGATCCAGGCCTTGGGGACGAGCTTTTTCATCACTTTCCAGGCGATGTCCTTCGCCATCCGGTATGTAGGGGCGGCGTAGAAGAACGTTTCGCCCGGCCTCTCGATCGCCCCACGCAATAATTCGATACACGAGAGGTAGCTTTTTCCAAAGCGGCGGCCAGCGACCAACACTCTGAAGCGTTTTCGACTGGTGAAGACCTCGCCTTGGGCGTATCTGAGGGTTAGCGCACCAGCAGAATCGGGCATTTTGGAGGTAGGGGGTACCTTCTAGGGTATTACAGGAATCGCAACCCTGCCCCCGGTGTGATACAGGAGAAGGAATTTGGAATGTATCAGTAGGTTCCCTGGGCCCCGCCTGGCACGCCAAAAAACCGGAGGTTACCCCCCGGCTTTGAGAACGATTATCAGTCTCGCCTCGCCTTTACATCACGCGTCGAACCACTGAGGCGACCGGCTCGGGCCATGCAGCGGTGCGACTTTCTCCCACGGTGCTAGCTGGCGCTGCAGGTCAGTCAGAGCTTCAGCCTGGGTTACAGCGTGAGCGACAGTGTAGGCTCCGATCGAGTTGGTGGTATAAAGACGGAAGCGGTAGGCGGTGATCATGGGTTGGTGTCCCTTGGTTGACTCTGCAATTGTAGCACAGAAGAAGCCGGCCGAGCGGCCTACTTGTAACACACTGTAACGTGGTAGGTTTGAACTAGTCCGCCGGAACCGTGGCACCGATCGCCAGCCCGCCAGCCGCGAGTGCCACGGCAAGGGGGAGGTTAGCGGTGGACGTGGCGAGGGCCAGCAAGGCGAGGGCGGCGATGGTGCGCATGGCGTTGTGTGCTTGGTACCCTCACACAATAGCGAAGCCTGGGGCCGTGGCTAGGTGGCAACGCCCCAGGCTTCACACTTTGTAACACTCGCAGCGGTTCAGGTCTGCCGCTTGTCTTCCACGGTTATCTCCAGTCGCGGGGCGGCCTGGGCGGCCTGCTCCTGGCTCAGCTCACCAGCGGCGCGGCCGATCGAGTCCAGCAGATGCGCCACAACTTGAAAGTTTCCACGCTTCATAGCCCGCTTAGCCGTTGCAAGCCTCATCGCCAGTATTTGGTTCAGGATTGAATCGCGGGATTCAGATTGCTCCGTTCGGAGAATCTCCATAGCGCGGCTAATGTCAGCATCAGCCGTCCGAATTGACACCCCGAAACGATCTGCGATGAGTTGGGCGTTAGCTCGTCTGGTATTTCCCTCCAGCAGGAGGCTATAAGCGAAGTTCATGCGCTCATCCATACGGGCTTCAGAGCCCTTACCGCCGCGCCACCTTTTAGTCTCATCGTTCGAGACGTTGGTGGGTTTCGGAGTTTCGATCCCGTCAGTCTCGGACACGGTTCAGCACCAGGCTATC